TATGATTTGCGTATGGCTCTTGCAGTTACTTTGGCTGGTCAACTATCAATTCGCTGGATAGAAAACAAGATTAACGCCTACATGAACAAATTATTGGGAACAGAAAATGAGGACTATGTTATTGCGAGCGATACTGACTCCATCTATCTCCGTCTTGGAGAACTTGTGGAGAAGATTGTTGCAGGTAAGAATAAATCAACTGAAGAAATCATCACCATCATGGACAAGGTCTGTGAAGATAAAATACAGCCGTATATTGATGAATCATACAATCAACTTGCAATTTACGTTAATGCGTATGCTCAAAAGATGCAAATGAAACGAGAATCGTTGGCAGATAAAGGTATCTGGACTGCCAAGAAGCGGTACATTCTCAATGTATATAACAACGAAGGTATTCAGTATAATGAACCACAGATGAAGGTCATGGGTCTTGAAATGATTAAGTCATCTACACCATCTTCTATCCGTGAAATGATGAAAGAATCTATTAAGATTATGATGACTGGTACTGAAGATGATGTGCATAAATTTATTGAGGACTTTAGAATAAGGTTTAAGACTTTACCACCAGAAGAAATATCTTTTCCTCGTGGTCTGAATGGCTTAAAAGAATATTCTGATAGAGTTACCATGTATAAGAAAGGCACACCAATTCATGTGAAAGGTGCCATTATATACAATCACTATCTAAAAGAATTGGGTCTGACAAAACAATACCCATTGATTCAAGATGGTGAGAAGTTGAAGTTTACTTATCTGAAACAACCAAACCCATTCAAAGATATGGTCATTTCTTATCCTGTTCGTCTACCAAAAGAATTTGGCATACAAGAATATATTGACTATGATACTCAATTTGAAAAGGCATTTCTTGAACCAATCAAAGTGATTTTAGATTGTATGAATTGGACAACCGAAAAGAGTAGTTCATTGGAGGACTTCTTTGGATAATATTCGTGTCATCAAAACAGGCATCAATGTTTCAAAGATACTTAATCAACTGAAACAATATCCTGAAGATTGGGAACATCAAAAAGGTTTAGATGGTGTTCAATCATTGGTTGACCGTGGCTTTGCTGACTTGCCTGCTGGTGTATTACAGTTGGTGATTGGTGGTGTAACAGATGTAAAAGACTTTGTTGGTGATAGTGAGATTTGTATTCCAACTCCTGCGTTTCATCGACACACAGAGATAATTCGTTTTCTTAAAAGACACTTCAAAGACTTTAAACGCTGTGGATTTCTATCATTGGAAGTTGGTGGTCAAGTTGGTCGTCATATAGATGAAGGTTCATATTATATTTCAAAAGATAGATACCATCTGTCAATACAGGGAAAGTATAAATATATGGTTGGTCAGGAAGAAGTGATAGTCGAACCAGGTACTCTACTATGGTTCAATAACAAATTACTACATGGTACAGAGAACATTGGTGATTGCACAAGAATAACCTTTGTATTTGATGTACCACATTCAAAATCTAATCCATAATGCTACAAGCCCTATTACCTTTTTTAACTGCAATTGCTCTGTCAGCAATCGCAGCTTTCTATTCTGTGATTGGCCTTGCACAGATATTTCCTGGTTCTTTCTGGCCAATCATACTGATGGGTTCTATCCTTGAGATTGCAAAGCTAGTAACAGTATCTTGGCTATATAATAATTGGGCAGAAACAAATCGCCTGATGAAATATTATTTCTCAATTGCAATTATTCTTTTGATGTTGATTACCAGCATGGGTATTTTTGGTTATCTATCACGAGCTCACATTGAATCAAATGTGGTTGTTGGTGCTAATACAGTTCAATTAAAGACCATAGAAACACAAGAGAAGATTGCTCGTGATAAATTAGAATATCTTTTGAAACGAGCAGGTGACCCAGCAACAGCAACCAATAAGATTGACAAAGAAATTCAAACCACACAAAATGAATTGAATCGTTTATCAAAAGAAAAGTTGCCGTTAATGAAAGAAGAAAACAAGTTGACGGCAGAGATTGGGCCAATTAAATACATCGCCGAAATATTCTATAACAAAGATGATCCTAGTTTCATAGATAAAGCTGTAAGGTTAGTTATCTTTACTATTATCATTGTCTTTGATCCACTTGCCATTCTGTTATTAATTGCCGCAAATCAAACTTATAAACGAATAAGACAAGAACAAGATGGTGATATTATTCCTATGAAAAAGGCAAAGAAGAAGAAAAAGGTTGACAACACAGCCTCAAATACATTAGAATCCTTTTATGTAGATGGCGAAATACATGAAGTGATACCCAAATCCAAAATTACGACACTTGATGGAGGTCAGTTTTAATATGAGTTTACTTGAGAAGATTAAAAAGAATTCAACAATTAAAGATAGTGCAATTCTATCCAAATCTAAATTCTTTACAGACAAAGATATGGTACCAACCGATGTGCCAATGATTAATGTGGCATTAAGTGGTAAATTAGATGGTGGTATTATTCCAGGCTTAACAATGTGGGCCGGGCCATCTAAACATTTTAAAACGGCATTTAGTTTATTAATGGCTAAAGCGTATATGGACAAATACAAAGATGCCGTTCTTTTATTCTATGATTCAGAGTTTGGTACACCTATCAAATACTTTGAAACATTTGAGATTGACATGGACAGAGTGTTGCATACTCCATTGACTGACATTGAACAGTTGAAGTTTGATATCATGCAACAACTTCAAGAAGTGAATCGTGGTGATAAACTGATTATTATCCTTGATTCTATTGGTAATCTGGCATCAAAGAAAGAAGTTGAAGATGCTCTTGAAGGTAAATCAGTTGCAGATATGAGCCGTGCTAAACAAGTTAAGAGTTTGTTCCGCATGGTCACACCACACTTAAATCTAAAAGATATTTCATTGATTGTTGTGAATCATACTTACAAAGAGATTGGTATGTTCCCTAAAGATATCGTTGGTGGTGGTACAGGTTCTTATTACTCTGCTGATAATATTTACATTCTTGGTCGTCAACAAGAAAAAACTGGAACAGAAATTACTGGTTACAATTTTATTATCAATGTGGAGAAATCTCGTTATGTTAAAGAAAAGTCTAAGATTCCTATCAGCGTATCTTTTGATGGTGGTATCCAAAAGTATTCTGGCCTTGTGGATATTGCCATTGAAGGCGGGTTTCTTTCTAAACCATCTCCGGGTTGGTATGCAAAGGTTGACCAAAAAAGTGGAGAAATAGGTGACAAAGTAAGATTTGAAGCTACTCAAACGGATGACTTCATGTTGCCATTATTGAAAGATGAAAAGTTCAAAGAGTATGTAAATCAAAAATATGGAATCGCTTATGGAAACATTATGGGAGAAAGTAACCCAATTCTTTTACAAGAAGAAGAAGAAGATGCCGCTTGAAGGTAAAGATTTTAAGTTCATCGACTTTACTAACTCTGAAATCACCGGCCTACAAATCTTAGAAGGTGAGTATGCTGGTGTTGTTTACCATTATGGTAAAGTAAGAGTAGTACCGCAAGGCGAAATGGGCGTGTTACAGTTTGGATATACAGTTGTAAATCCAGGTAAACACGACATTGATGACTTGACAAAAGATGAAAACTTCTCTACAATGATGGGTGATATACTAACTGAAATCTTAACGAAACAACAATATGAAACGCTTAGAAAAGACGATAATCAAGAATTTGATATACAATGAGGAGTATGCTCGTAAAGTTATTCCATTTATTAGACCAGAGTATTTCTCCGATATCAATGAAAGAAATGTATTCAAAGAAGTTCAAGATTTTGCCAACAAATACAAAACACTACCCACACACGAAGCTCTTGTAATTAATTTCACAGAAAGTAAAAATCTTTCTGAATCTGAAGTTAAGACAGCAATTGACATTCTCAATGAAGTTCACGATGACAAAGACCCATCTGAGCAACAATGGCTTGTAGAACACACAGAGAAGTTCTGCCAAGATAAAGCAATCTATAATGCCATCATGGAATCTGTTGGCATCCTTGATGACAAATCTGGTAAGAAAGCCAAAGGTGAAATACCAAAACTCCTGAGTGATGCTCTTGGTGTTTCATTTGATAATTCAGTTGGTCACGATTATCTAAATGATTATGATGACCGATATGATTTCTATCACCGTGTTGAATCTCGTATTCGCTTTGACCTTGATTTGTTCAACAAAATCACCAAAGGTGGTTTCCCAATCAAAACTCTAAACATCGCACTTGCTGGTACTGGTGTTGGTAAATCATTGTTCATGTGTCATTGTGCTGCCAGTTCTATCAGTCAAGGCCATAATGTGTTGTATATCACAATGGAAATGGCCGAAGAAAAAATTGCAGAGCGTATTGATGCAAACCTAATGAACATTGACCTAAATGAATTGCAAACCATTTCTAAGTCCGAGTATGAAAGAAAGTTTGAGATTCTTAAATCAAAGACACATGGTAAATTAATCATCAAAGAATACCCAACTGCAGCTGCTCATGCAGGCCACTTCCGTTCTTTGTTAAATGAATTGAAGTTAAAGAAAAACTTCACACCAGATATTGTCTTTATTGATTATCTAAACATCTGTTGTTCTTCTCGTATCAAAATGGGTGGTAGTGTGAACACCTATTCTTACATCAAATCTATTGCAGAAGAACTCCGTGGTCTGGCTGTTGAGTTTAATGTTCCTGTTGTAAGTGCAACACAAACAACAAGAAGTGGCTTCACAAGTACCGATGTTGGTCTTGAAGATACTTCCGAATCGTTTGGTCTGCCTGCAACTGCTGACTTTATGTTTGCTTTGATTTCAACTGAAGAACTTGAGCAACTTAATCAAATGATGGTTAAACAGTTGAAGAATCGTTATGGTGACCCTAATGTATATAAACGATTTGTGATTGGTGTTGATAGATCCAAAATGAGATTGTATGATGCCGAGCAATCAGCACAAAATGATATCATTGATTCTGGCCAAGAAATTGAAGATAAACCGCTAAATACATTTGGTAACCGTGAACGCAGGCTCAACAATAAGTTTGACAGTTTCAAGGTATGAAACACAAAATACTTTACGACAAGTTACATTCTTATTCTCACCGATTCTGTGGTGAAAAAACTCTCAATCAAGTAATTTATTGGACTAGAAGAATGTTGGCTGAGCATAAAGTCAGAGTAAAAAAATATATTGATAAGACCAATACATCATATAGTATTCTTTGTGTTGGTGGTTATTATGACCCAACAATT